GGGTGACAAAGGAGAGATGTCATCAAAACGATTCGTGGGCATTATCGGTGCTTTTGTTTTGTTTGCTACAATGGCTCATAATTCTCTCAGCCCTGCTGATATCGTACCTTCTCCAGAGTTGGTGAGTGCGGTTGAATTCATAGTGATTGCTTGTCTTGGATTCACATCTATTGACAAGTTCTCAAACAAAAAAGATTGATTGCTATTTGATAGAGATGATATTCCAAAGATTAAACTTTCACGATAACAAACTGCCTGTTTTCAAAGAGAACAAAGCAAAGGGATTCGTGACATTTGGTGCTGACAATCTCTATCCTGATTTTCTCATTGAGTTATTCAATAAATCACCCAAACACAATGCCATCGTTTCTGCAAAAGCATCTTATGTTGCTGGAATAGGTACGGAGGTATTTGGTTCAAGCACGGAGGAGATTGCAAAAGCCGAAGCCAAACTTAAAAACATAAATGCCTACGAGACATATGAAGAACTCAAAGCAAAAGTTGCTTATGATGCCGAGTTGTTCAATGGTTTTGCAGTTGAGGTGATTTGGAACAAGGCAAAGACCGCACCTTCGGAATTCTATCACATCCCTTTCAAGAATGTCCGCAAAGGTCTTGAAGGTGATTTCGTGTATTGTGCTGACTGGACAGATAGCAAAGCGGAGAAAATCCACTATCAACCATACAACCCAATCACAAGGGAATCCAAGCAAATATATTATTGCCAATTTTACCGCCCCGGTCAAGGCGAATATCCCTTGCCTGATTATGTAGGTGCGTTGAAATACATTGAGGTTGACACCGAGATATCCAACTATTATTTGAATAGCATTAAAAACGGATTTACGGCACAAACTCACATCCAGTTATTCAAAGGAATCCCCACACCTGAAGAAGCTCGTGCAACTGCAAGGAGATTCAAAGAAAACTATCAAGGTACGGACAATGCCGGTGGGTTAATTATCCAATACAACGATCCAACAGAGAAGGAATCAGTCATCAACAACCTTCAACCATCGGATTTTGACAAGCAATTTGACTTGTTGAATAAAACCGTACAACAAGAGATATTTGTTGCACATAAGGTCAACTCTCCAATGTTGTTTGGAGTTCGTGTAGAGGGACAATTAGGTGGTCGTAGCGAGTTGATTGAAGCCTATGAGATGTTTCATCACGCCTACATTGAACCCCGTCAACAAAAGATTGATGATACATTTGCTTACTTGCTTGAACCTATCGCATCTGTTCGTTTAGAAACCATCAACAAACCACCTATCGGTCTTGACTATCAGGCTTTGTTTACCGCTGGAGTTATCACAAACGAAGAAGCAAGAAAGGAACTTGGATTGCCATTAATTACTGATGTGAAACAATCATCTTTGAACGATGCTATCAATGCTTTGAGTCCTTTGGTTGCAAACAATGTGTTGTCAAATATGACCATCAACGAGAAGCGTCAATTGGCAAATCTTCCACCAATTGCTGGAGGTGATGCATTGCCATCGGCTGCACCCGTTGCCCTATCAAAACAAAATCCCTTTGGCTGGGATGATGAAAGAGACATCAAGGTATTTCAACAATACGGAGAGAGTGCAGACAACTTTGAAGCGTACAAGTTTGAGTTCGTGGATGCCGTTGAAACTGCCATCTTGAATGTGTTGAAAGAGAATAAAGGTTTGCAAGTTGGAGACATTGTGAACATAACCAAACTGGATGCAAAGGTTGTCGCTGATGCCATTGCTAAACTTGCCAAAGCGGAGTTGATCAAATCATACGAGGATGGATTGGAAACAACACCGAAAGGAGTTGAAGAAGTAAAGAGATTGCAAACCGAAATTGTGGTGCGTTATGGTTATGCTTTAGCCGCTGGAATCAAAGGTACTTTGGTTATCCCAACCACTCGTGATTTCTGCCGTCAAATCGTGGAAAGTAATCGTGTGTATTCAAGGGAGGACATTAATGCAATGTCTGCACAACTTGGTTACGATGTATGGAAGAGGAGAGGTGAATGGTACACAAACCCTGATACTGGAATCACCACCCCACAATGCCGTCATATTTGGCAACAACAATTATTAAGGAGGATCAAACGATGACCAATTTTGTATATTTCATTTCAACCACTTACTTGAAGGACAATACCCCTTTGAATGAGAATGTTGACGATAAATTGTTGAAATCAGCAATCAAAGAAGCTCAAGAAATCTACATCCGTGATGTGATTGGTTCAGGCATTTACAATGAGTTGCAAGTACAGGCATTCGCTGGGACATTAACCCAGTTGAATACTACCCTTTTGGATTCATACATTGCACCTTGTTTGAAGTATTATACATTGACCGAAGCAATGCTTCCAATGACTTTCAAATTGATGAACAAATCTGTTGCATCTCGTGAGAGTGACAATGCAAGGGCAGTATCAGTTGAGGAAATGACAATGATTGAAGGTCGTTATCGTGACAAAGCCGAATACTATGCCAACAGATTGAGGGATTATCTTCGCACATACACCAATGACTATCCTTTATTTTTAAATCCCGGCAGTACCTTTGATACAATCCGTCCAAAGAACACCGCTTTTGTCGGTGGTATTTATCTTCCAACATCTCAAGATTGCTTTTGGAACTATGACTTCCCCAACGAGGACAAATAAGTGGCAAAAAAACAACGAAGCCAAACTTCTCAAATTTCTCAAGAATGACACTAAACCAAATAATAGCAAAGATTCAAACGGCAGCCGAAAGCCATAAGATGGTTCACAAGTTTGGCGTTGGTCAGCAGTCAAATATGACGGTTGAGAATGTTGAGTATTATCCTTTGGTTTGGTTGTATCCTGATGGCTTCAATTTGCAGTCAACTGGAAACTTGATGACATACAACTTTGCATTGCTCGTGATGGATCGTGTATTTGAAAGCGAGAGCAACACCATTGAAGTTCTTTCGGATACTGCACAGATTATGACTGACATCTTTGCATTGATTGAAGACAACACCCAAAACGATGAGGATTTTGAGATTGTGATCAACGGCAACGCATCTCCTTTCTACGATTCAAAAACTGATATTCTCGCTGGTTATGCAATCAACTTCCAAGTCCTCACTCCTTATCTACACAATACTTGCGTTGTTCCTGTTTAGTTGGTTGTGGGCGTTCTTCAATTATGATGAACCAGTCCGCTATATCAAACCACTAAATGTTGAACTGCACGAAAGGATTATTGAAAAAGAGAAGATCAAACGAATCACACTTTTGAAAGAACTGAACCACTATGATACGATTTATCTTGATACTTTTGATGCTACATCTTCAGGGCTTGAAGGGGCAATCCGTCTCCATAGATTCTGCGACTCTACGAACTGCCAATAGTTATCTTGTCAAAGGTGCAATCGCACGGCAGAAAGTTAGCCAATTACTGAAGGTTGTTCACTCTGATTCTATCATAATTTCGGAACAAGATTCGGTCATCACCAAACAAAAGGTAAACATCGCATATCTAAATGATGAGAATGATTCACTTGTGAGGCAAAATAAAGCCATCTCACGCACTTTGTCCGTCTTCAAGGGTATCAGTATAGGTTTAGGAATTTTAAGCGTTTTAATGTGGCTACAATAGACCTTGACAAATTACCCGATGCCCTTGATACTTATTTAGGGGATGCTTCCGAAGGCTCACTCCTTCAGCAAATTATCATTGATTGGTGGAACAAGAAGGTGATTCCTCCGATTTGGGCGAATCTTGATAGTAAAAAGATAAACGCATCATCTTCGTTGAGACAATCTTTTGTCCCCGGACAGATAACCAAAACGCCAACATCCATCAACACCATCCTTCTCGCTGAAGATTACTGGGAGTTCGTGGAATACGGAAGGAAGCCAACAAGAAATGGTCACATTGAAGGCACACCATATTTGTGGCAGTCAATCGCAGAATGGATGGCATTCAAAGCCGTCAAACCACCTGAAGATTTTACCTATGATTCATATGCAAAAGCCATTGCAAAAAAGATTCACAAAGTAGGTACAAAGCCAAAGCCATTCCTTGAAAGTGCGTTCACGGAATCAATACAGATGGAATTGGTGAATGAGTTAAATGCTCGTTTCGGAGATTTGATATTCTCGGAAGATATAAAATTGTAACAAAAAGAAAAGTTTATTTGCATTATTAGAAAGTTTATTTTACTTTTGCTTTCGTTATGGATTACAACAAAGCAATTGAAACAATTAAACTTAAACGCAGACAAGGGCTATTTCAAATAGTCGCTCGTAAAACAGGCGTATCACTTCCAACGGTTAGAAAGTATTTGGTTGAGGGAAACATCGTTTCACCCAAAGCCAAAGCCGTCATTGAAATTGCATTGAGGGAGGTGAACAATGATTGAGGCAACAATCAACGGATGGATTCTCACAATCGGTGGGGATAGGTATGTCTATATTGACAAGCAAGTTGATGACTATTTACTTGAGAATCACTTTGATGAACTTGAACCGTACCTGATCAAGCGAGATGTGTACTTCGGTGGATGCGTTGAGACCAACTTGGTCGGCATTGAGACGGAAAGATTCTTCTATCTTGAACCCGACAAGTTTACAGTATTATTTATGCTCGGACACAAAACAAATTTCCTATGAATAAAAGCGAATCAATTAAGAACATTGCTGGTGCGTTGGTAAAATTCCAAGCATCGGTGAGCAAGGTAGCAAAGGAAGCCAACAATCCTTTCTTCAAATCCAAGTATGCGTCATTGGCGAACATACTGGATACAATTCAAAAGCCATTGAGCGAATGTGGTTTGGCAATCAGTCAATTCCCTGATGGGAACGCACTCACAACCATCATCCTTCACGCTGATTCGGGCGAGTGGATGGAATCATCCTATGTGATGCCGGTTGCAAAGCAAAATGATCCACAAGCAATGGGAAGTGCAATGACCTACGCACGGAGGTATGCACTTGGTTCTATCCTAAACTTGAACATTGATGATGATGATGATGGTGAGAAAGCAATGGGCAGACAGATTCCAAAGAAAGATGAACTCACACCAAAGCATCCATCGTGGGCGAAAGCAGTTGACCATTTGAAGACGGGTGGATTGATGACAGACATCACAAGCAAGTTTGAGGTATCTCCAAGCAATATGAAACTTTTAATCGGTGAGAAATGAATAACACACATCCAGTTATTCACACTTCTTTGAACGAAGAAGATTGGCAGAGGTTAAGAAGTTCACGCTTCACCGCTTCCGAAATCCACAAACTGATGGGAACTCCGAAAAACAAATCGGAGTTCTTGTCGGAAACTGCGAAATCATTTGTCTTTGAAAAGGCTGCCGAATACTTAACCGGTGCGAAATCGGAGATCTATGGTCGGGCTTTGGATTGGGGAAAGGAACACGAGAAAGAAGCCTTCCACTATTTCTCACAACAGACCGATGATTTCTTCACATACTATGGGGCAGAGACATACACATTCATCACCTATGGCGAATGGGGTGGGTATTCACCTGATGCACTTGGTGGGCAGTTGGTAGAAATCAAATGTCCGTTCAATTCAGGCAACCACCTTCAAAACTTCTTCATCAAAAACAACGAGCAACTAAAGTCAAAACGCACGGAGTATTTTTGGCAGATGCAAATGGGGATGATTGCAACCGGATTGGAAGAAGGTTTGTTTGTCAGTTATGATCCCCGAATGCCCATCGGCAAGAAGCTCACAACCACTCTTATCACTTTGGAAGAGGACATCCAAGAAATCATTGATGAGAAATTGACCTACGCTGGGGAACTATTTTTGTCAATCACAAAATAAATCGTTCATTCACAAAGCCAATCAGCAAATAAATTTGCATAAGTGAAAAGAATGTTGTTAGTTTGAATCAATGAATCACACGGCTATGAATTCTTCTTCTTTTATCCCCGGTTTAGAAGTTCAACTTCAAGAGAAGTTCAACTCTTTGGTATCTGCCAAATTTGGCAAGAATGTAACTTTGGCTCAACTTCAAAAAGAAGCCAAGATTTTTTGGTCATTTATGACTTTGAAAAAAGTGAACTGTCACTTTCCCGAAGTTTTAATCAGCAACTTTCAGGGAGCTTAATTGCTCCCTTTATTTACAACTATGGCACTTGACATAATTTATCCAATCGTTTTAACACCCATCGTTTTTGCGGTGGGTTACTCTATCCATTGCATTAAGAAAGCAATGAACAAAGAACTTCCTGAAGCCAAACCATACCAGTTTGAAAGGGACGAGTACAAACCAGAGTTTGACCAATTCAGTCAAGCCATTTTCAATCACAAATTCTACAAAGGAAAAGCAAAATGATAACTTACTTAATCTTGGGCGGTGTAACTGTCCTTCTCGCTTACCGGTTGTGGCAAGTTGAGAGAAACGCAGAGGAATTGCAAGAATCAATTAACAAAAAGAATCGCAACATTTGGGATTTGGAAACAGAAATCTTGACGATCAGGTCAACCATCCAGCAAGGCAAAGATGATTTGAACCAAGCAAAGATGATGAGCGAGAAACGGATTGCAGAATTGGAAGACAAGTTGCAAACTTTCAAGAACCAATTTACAGATTTGAAAAATGTTAAAAGCAAGGGTAGTAAAAGCAACAATTAATTCCATTTGCAAGTGGCGAGTATACTTCGCTGGAGAATTACTCGCCACATTTGAGAATGAAAAAGATGCACGAGATTACGCAGAATTTATAGACAGACAATGAAAACAGATATAACACCCAAAGAAAAAGCCGAAGAGCTTATCGCGAAATTTTACACGGTCAATGCGGAAACGGTTGAATTGGTAGATGGAGATTTTGATATGATTCATTCACTATCAGAAGACGATGCAATCAAATGTGCGAGAGTTGCAGTATATGAAATACTTGATCATTGCACAGAAGTAAGCAAATACTATTGGTTAAAAGTTCTTCACGAATTAATCTCAAACGGAAATGAAGATCAGGGTTAAACACAGAAACACAGAGATAGAAATTGAAGACATCAAGACCATCAATCACAATCTTGATATCATCAGTTTAATCAAAGCAATCTCACAACAGATTCAAGAAATAATCAAAGCAGAAAATGAAAACACCAATTGAACGCTTGGTTGAACACCTACGCACGGAGTTTCCAGATTTAGATATCAGTCCACACCTGATCTTTAATTTCAAGCAACTGGAGAAGATGGAACAACAACTCGCATACAATGCCGGGTTTGCATATGCAAAGAAAATGTACTGTGAAAAATCTAACTGACAAACAAGCACTATGTTGGGCAATTGCAATCCTTCGTGATGATATGCGTTGCACCTGGAGACAGATTGCCCAGCGAATGCAATTCAGCGAATGCAAAGTGCGTCACCTTTACACACAAACAAAACCCCTATGAAACAATTGGAACAATCAAATTGATTCGCTATATTTGTAGTAGTGATTGACAAATGC